GGCTCTACCTCTGCTTTATCACGCTGATATTTAAGCTCCGCAATCTTACGTTGCTTAATCACTTCTAAGGGTTCTTCCTCATGCGTGATGATTACGCCTAATTCTGCTAAGGATTCATCAGAAATTGATAGTGGGATGAAGATGCCTTCTTTGCCTAAAGCTTCTGACAAAGGGTAGATATGAGTATATGTTTTGTCTTTGTATTTATATTTTGTTTGCATTTTGTTCCTCCTTTGCTTAATAATCTTCAACTGTGGGCTTCATGTCATTTATTGCTTTACCCCATGAAAAAGTTACACCAGATGTAGCCCAACAGTTAAAATATAATGTATAGGTTTTGTTCGGTGTTACGCCTACAATAGAATCAATATCTTGATGCTCCAGTAATTCTCCTTCTTCATCAGATTCCGAGAAACCTTCGCCCCATGTTTTATTAGTCATTTTATTTTCTATAGAAGCATAATTAGAATCTTGCGGATTACCTTCAACCGAATCAACTACTGCAACCACTTTGATTCTTTTAATCCCTGGTGGAACAGTAAAAGAAATTGTTTTGCCATTTGCATCATCCCACGTCCAAAACTTTCTACCATCTTCAACCTTTACACCATTTTTCATCATCATGCGATTAAGTCCCATTATGCACCACCTTCTAACTTACTAGCCTGTACAATGCTCGTCAACGTACCTCCACCATCTTTACTCATCCAAATGTTAAGGAGCAATCCTGCACTTGTAATAGCTACGTCACTTGCGCTACCAACATATTTTAATTGTCCTGCATTACTTATGGTCAAACTGTAATCTCCATTTGCAGCAAAATATGCAGTAAATACGGATGATTGATTAGCACTTAATGCTTTAGCCAAAGTAGCAAGGTTAAGTGTAAATGCACCTGTTACGTTATAAACCATCGTGGAGGTTATAGGTGTATCCGAAGTGCCAATGACAGCATAGGTAGTGTACTTCTCTCGGTTGAACATAAGGTCATAAAAATTCTGCTGCACTGTCCATGTGTTAGCCACAGACGTTTTGGCATACCCGGCAAGAGATTGATGTTGCGTCAAATAGCCAGCATCATTTTCTAAAGTAGATACTTTAGTAGGAATACTAGCAGTAACAGTTTGAAAACCTTGTATCATGTTGTTTTTTACAGTGTTGATGGCAGTATTAACAGCCTTGTTCTGAATAGGGTTCGTAGATGTATCAGACAGTTCAGCATCAACAGTAATGCCACCATCTTTGCCATCTTTACCTCTAGGCAGCGTAAAGTTCAACACCACATTACTAGCAGTACCACTATTGGTAACACTTGCATTGCTTCCTGCTGCCCCTGTAGTCACGCTACCAATCTTGATAGACGCCGCAGTACCTGTATCACCTTTTGCGCCTTTAATATTCACGCTTGCAGGATTCGCCAGACCTGCTTTATTTGTCCAGCTCAACACGCCACTAGCAGATACGCTAGGCAAAAACACATTGACATTTTCGCTGTAGTTTTTAGCATTTGCTGCATAATTGTTAGCTGCATCTCGGTAACTCTTTGCTTCGCTTGCGCTACTACTTGCGCTGGTTGCAAAGTTGTTAGCATTACTTGCAGCAGACTGTGCCGCTTCCTTGCTGGCTTCTGCATTGGCTTCGCTTGCCTTCGCGTTGGTTGCAGATGCCGCAGCGTCAGCCTTGGCGGTTAATGCCTCCTGCTTATAACCACTCGTCAGCTCCGCATTTTCAGCAGCGCTTGCAGCAGATAAGCTCGCGTACTGTGCGCTGTTACCTGCTACGCCTGCTGATTCGAATGCACTATCTTCACTCTTTGCTGCCGCAGTTGCGCTTGCAGCGGCACTCTGTGCTTGTGCTTGAGTCTGCGCGTAAACACCTTGCGCCAATGGCAAAACCTTTGCCGGGTCTTCCGACAATTCAAGAGTTTTTCCGTCGTCGCTAATTCTAAAGCTTTTGCCATTCTCCCACGGGATTACAGTATCAATATCAGTACTTTTGCTTACACCGATTTTCAAACTTCTGCCGGTAGTATCTGTAAGCTGTTGCGCAATCATCGTCAGTTTATCGCCAATATCTTCAACCTGGTTAAAAGGATATTGGTCGGGCAAGTCTGTTTCCTGCGTCACCGGCACTTCCCTATAAATCGTCAGTTTCCACCCGGCCGGCAGTACTGCCGGCCTTTCGCTCTCCGGTACTTCTGCACCGACTGCGTAACCTGGATAACGCACAACGCTTTTTTCAACGTCAACATAATAATCTTTAGTCAGCAGTTTTTCTTTGCCGTCTGCGTCTGTCAGCAAAACTTTAATGTCCGTTCGGTTTAAAATTTTAAACTGATACGCAAACTCTGTTGCATTTCCGTTGCCGCTATATGTGATTCTGTTCTCAACATGAGCAAGCATAATAGTTCCCCTCCTTTTATTATTTTGCCAAAAGAAAAGTGTAGATATATTTTTATATCTACACTTAATAAATTCACTTTAACTAATTATACATTCATTTTCAAAGGTTCGTATCTATGCTACTTTGTGAAATTTTTGTCAATCTTTTTTACGTTCGCTTTTTGGTCTGCGCTTGTAAATATCTTGCAGTTCAAAATCCATATCACCAGCAGCAATATCTATACCGTTGAATATGATATTGAAGATGCCGCTAGGAATACCAAGCCATGCGCCGCCGACATATGCCACCTGCTCTGCCAATTCGCTAGGCTCTTTCTTACCTTCCACAACATCGTTTATACGTCTTGCAACAGTAAAGCCTCTGTCAATCAAGCCTTGCGCCGCAGTCAGTCTGTAGCCGTAGTTTCTCATGCCTAGCAAGTTCTGTACGCCAACATTCGCTGCCTGCCCTACGGGGCCGCCCATAGACAACGGGTAGTTGATAAGCTCTTTTGCAAGATTATTCCAATCGTCTTTTTTATCTTTCTCAAAAGGAGCGGTCAAAGAAAGCTCTCCGATAGCCACGTTCAACAAGCATACGCCTAACCATTTAGCAGCAACGAAAGCAATCAGCCGTTCAGCCATTTCTTTTTTTTCACCGCTATTCCATAACCTTTTAGCAATATGAGCTTCTCTGTCCCATTGGTTAAACTGCGTATTGAAGAATCCCTGGAACATCGTAAACAGTCTGAATAGGCCACTGCCACGTTGCAGGCTTGACACATCATGAATACGGCTACTGCCTAACGTGCGACGAATAACAGCGTTCGCAAAGTCTAGTGCTTCCTGCTCCGTCTTGCCTTCATTGATTTTCTTCATGTATGCTTCTGCAAATACCGGCTTTGCAGTCATCATATCAGTGTAGCCTAACAGCATTGCACCATATTTCAGCGTCTTTTTCTCAATTGAGTTAAGGTCGGAACGATTCTGAATATCTCTCAATGTAACGTCTGGTACTTCCATGCGTTCACGCATAAACACGCTTTTTGCGCAAATCGCATCTACTTCTGCCCTGCCTTCACCTGTAAAGCCACGGTACAAGGCTCTGAAAGCGTCAGCATAAGTAAAGCCTTCTACGCTATTTCCGTATAGCAGGATGTTAGAAAAGTTCTGCATTGCCGTTTTGAAGTTAAGCATAATAGCGGTATTTGTTGCAATATTACGTAAAGCGTTGGCAGCTTTCGTAAACAGATTCTCAGCCATATATGCTGTCTTATTGCCATATGGGTTAGCGCAAGCCTGCAAAAACTCTCTCAAAAGTCTTACGTTTGTATCGCCTAAACGCTCAACCATGTTGCGGTAAATATCCTCATCGTTCAGTATCTTTCTGAAATCAAGCATTGTTTCGCGATAACAAATATCATGAATGTATTTTTTTACCGCCGTAACCTCACTGCCGCGCGATAAGTCTACGGGATATTTGCCGCCGGTACGTGCTTTACTTGCGCTAGTATCCGTAGTCAAAGTCCGTTGCGGCGGTCTGCTGCCTTCTTCGGTACTGTCGATTCTGTCAAATTTTCCGGGCATACTGCCGGTGCGTGTATCACGTTCCAACGGGAAGTAACCACCTTCAAATACCACGCTTTCACCGCTTGCAAGCTTTAGCACCAGCGGTGACGCTTCAATCTTCGGCGGCTCAAAGCCTTTTGTTCTGCGATTGACTTCTGCCAGCATAGGCCAGAATTTACTTGCTGCATTGATACGTGCCTGCGCATAGGCAATATCTTCTTTAGTCAGATGCTTACACAAAAACTCTATAAGGTTTTGTTTGGTTTGCAGCATTGCTTCTTCTTTGCCTATAAGCTCCGATTCTTCCACCCATATATCAGAATTCTTTACGCCTACCGGTTTTTCTGAACAAAGTCTTGCAGCATTACTATCACTGCCCAGGTTGCAAAGCATAGCAATCAAAGCATGCTTATCTGCGCTGCCGCCAAGTTCTTCGTAGTAAATTCTTTTATCGTGCGCAATGCCGGTTTCTTTGTCTGGCTCCCATTTCTGCAAAGCATCTGTAAGCTCGTTCTGATAACCTTCAAGCATCGTGCTTTCCATATCTGCACAATGGTTGATTTTGTTGTAAAACTCCCTGGTGAAATAACCTTCTTCCGTCCAATTATCCATCATCAAGAAAAAGTTATCAGCGTTACGCAGTGTAGCTATGATATTTTTAGGCCAGTCAATAATTCGCTTACGCAGGCTCTTTTTACTGTCGCTGCCAATCTCCGCCTCGTACTCTACCGGCAATTCTTGCAGGTGCGCTATCGTATCAGCCTTAACCTGTTCAAAAGCTTCACCGGCGGCAATCTTATTCATCTTCGTATCTTGCTTTGCAATAGCACGAATGTTTTTCAGTGCGTCGATAACGTCCATGTAGTTTGCAAGGCTAAGCTGCGGCGCATTGGTCAAATCGTTATTCGGGTTCAAAACAAACTCCGGCATAGAAATAATTTCGTCGCCGTACTTTGCCTGCATCTCTGCAATGTACTCGCTAAGCGACTGCACCTCTCTACCGTTGGTGTTAAAGTCCTTGCGATGGTAGCCCATACGCTCCAGCAATGCGCACATCTGGAAGAAGTGCTGCTCTGTTCCCCACACTTCTTTCTTGCTGTGCATCTGCTTTTTGACGTACTTTCTTGCGCTTTCAATCTGATGTTTGGCTTTGGCTGCTTCACGATACAAAGCATGGTTAATCATCTGCTGCTGCTTATACATAGCCGCTTCTTCCAAAAGACCAGCTTTCGCAGCCTTGTTTGCATTAGCCGCCGCTCTGCGTTCTGCCATAGCAAATCTTCTCGGCTTCATAACTTCGCCTGCTGGCAAAGTCTGGATATAGCGTTTAGCAAAATTATCTGCGTTCTGCTTACGCACTTTAGCAATATTCTCGCGCTCTTTTTGCTTAATATCCTTGTCGCTTATTTCATTGAGTGCTTCATCAATAAGCTGTTGTTCAAGTGCCACTACTTCGCCGCTCTCGTCATTATAGAGTGCTTCCCTTGCCGCTTCTCTTGTCTGCTCACGCTCCTGCATGAAGTCGGGGAATCTGCGGTTCACGGCCTTGTCAATCTCTTGACGCACCATAGCTCTTTCACTCGGCGAAGTCAAAATATCCTGCGCCATAGCATCGCCGCTGTCATAGCCTAAACTGTCAGCCACCCAGTCAAACAGTTCTCTCTGCTCGTTAGACAAGGCACGCTTTTTGCTCATCTCCACAAGGTCGACTTTATCCGGATTAGTTTCAAGCTCATGCTTCAAGGCTTTAAGCTCGTTAAGCTCCGTAAGTTGTTCACCCTCTACCAACGTTTCGGCAATCTCTTTCAAGCCTTCTTCGCTTTTGAGCTTTGCTCTGTCACCGCCGTTGCGAATGTAGTTTCTCGCCCAGTTATCCTGCATGTCGCTACCCTCATTCTCATTGACGGTATAACCTTCGACAATCTCTCTCGCCATTTCATAGCCGCCGGCATAGCCGTTTTCCTCTGCTATCTGGTCAAAGAGTTCTTTTTGCTCCTGCGATAATTGGTTGCGCTTACTTTCTTTTACCAGGTCGACACCTTCGGGGTCTGTTTCAAGTCTATGTTTCAAGGCTTGCAGTCTGTCCAGCTCATCTACAATATGCTTAAAGTCTGCCTTAATTTCAGCGTCGCCATAATCTAAACCGGTGCTACGCAAATCGTAGTAATCCGCTATATCTTCGCCTCTTGCAATCTTTTCAGCAATTCTTCTGCGTCCTTTTTTACTGGTCAAGTCGCTTACGCTGCCGCCGTAGTCATGAACGTATCTTGATACCCAGTTGACATTACGAATACTGTCACCTGCTTCATGGAATACAAGGCCTTCAATATCCGCTTGCTCTAAAGCTCGCTTAGTCCAATGACGTTTTCCGTCCTTGCCTATCTCACCAAAATCAACCAAGACTGCGCTTTGGTCCGGTATGCCTGCAAAGTCATTTGCATACTTGCCTTCTGTTCTATTGGTTGCGGCAAAGTAGCCCCACTTACCATTGATGAAAAACGCACGCTCACTCTTGACTGTATCTTGATATTCCGCAAGCTCGCTTTCTATTCTGTCAGCAATAGGATTTAAAATATCATCAATAGCTCTGTTTGTGTCTTTTAATAATTCGTTGTAGTTTATGCGCTCATTGCCATAAATGTATTTTCTTGCAAGCCTACGCGGATTAGCTTCGATTGTTTCCCATTCGTTGATTTTCTGCCTAAAGTTAGCATGAGCCATGCCGTGCTCATCAACAACGAATGTAGGATTGGTTACTGTTTTTTGTCTTGACTTGCTGAACATAGCAACGAGCATGTCTTCAGCGTTTGCAATACGCTCTTTAGAAAGTGTGCCGTATGTGTCGACTTCTGCTTGCAGATATTCAACTATCGGATTGAGTATATCGTCAATGCTGGCGTTGGTATCGTTCAGCATATCATTATAGTTTGGCAGTACGCTTCCTAAAACGTGTCTGTATTTTCTCGCAATAATCGCGGGATTAGCAAGTTTTGATTCTTGCCCGAATTCCTGCCCGACTTGCACTCTTGCACGATTGACAAGTTCTTGCGCTACTGCCTGCTCAATCTGCGGCCGTATTTCTTCGACGAACGCTGCTTTTTCAGCTCTGCGCTTTGCGCTGAAATCAGCCATTGCTCGTCTTGTCAGAATATCCACGGCCTTGTCTTTAGCCTTCAAGATTTTATCCTGCAAGGTCTTTTTGTTTTGGTCTGATAACTTGGAAGTTATATTCTCCGGCAAGCCGCCGAATATGCCCTCCATGCGTGCCATAACTTCAATTTCTTCACGGCACGCCAACATTCTGTCGAATACCTGCCGTACTTCTGGTGTTAATTCTGCCGCATTTTCACTTCTTGCTATCTTGCTATAAATAGCTGATAACCAATTAGCGAATCTTTGGAACGCTCCACGCAGGCCAACACTAGGCGCTTTGCCTTCCATGATGTAGGTTTCAAATGCTTCTGCCAGCTTTTCATGCCCGGCTCTCTTTGCTTCAACGTCACCGCTTGCCCATGTGTCAGCGTCAATGCCTGCGTACTCCATGAGCTTTTTCGCATCAGCGTTTAGTCTTGTGTTGCTGGGGTCTGCCAATGCTTCGTTAATCATGGTTTCCACAAAGTAGTGTCCTGTTTCGTGGATAACTGTGCTTGCGTCTGCACCTTTGAAAAGTGTAATAATATAAGAACCATCTTCCGCTGGGGAAAACATGCCTTTATCTTTCAGTGTACCATTGACAATTTTTTGTTGCTTGTAATTATCTGCTTTTTGTGATACACTATCAGCAAAAGAGGACGTTTTGTTTGAGATACTGGGCTGAGCCTTGAATTGCTCGGAACCCGAGGGCTTGAACGCGTCCTCTATTTTTTTATACTCACTTTCGTTAAAAACATTATGATTATAATATGATAATGATTTATCATTATGTTCTCTTACTGTAACAACTACATAACGTTTTTCACCATTAACATTCAGTGCAGAATGAATATAATAAAAATTCTCGTCTGAATGTTTTTCTTTTTGCGGCGCAGATTCTGTAACGAAATTACCATTCTCCATAATTTCACGTAAATAGCGCAATGCAAAAAGTTTTTCTTTTTTAGCGGAAGTGTGTTCCATTTTCTTTCTGCCACTTGTGCCAAATTTAATATTATTTTCTTGATACCCTTTATCTATTCTAATATCACCCAATACACCATTATGAACGCTCGTGCCTTGCAAGTTGTCCCTATACCATGCAAAAGCCTTTTTCTGCAAGCTCTTCAAATCTGAATAGTGTCCCATCTCATTTCCGGTAATATTAGTAGTATAGAATTGCTCTTTTTTAAGCACTCCTCCCTTGCTAAACCAGCCATTCTTTTGTTTAGCTTTGCCGCCATCTTCAAAGCGCAGCTTATTCTTTTGCAGCCATGCAGCAGGATTTTCGGGGTCTGCAATAAGTGCGCGGCTCTCCAGCACTAAGCGCAAATTGCCGGCATGAGATTTATTCATACCTGCTTTAGTAGCGCTGCCAACAATAGCGTCAAGTTCTGCGTCAAGCTCCGTGCTTGCCTGCCTGGTTAAGTTATAGCCTTCTCGCAGTTCTTTGCGTGTCTTTGCGCCGCCGTCCGACAATTCGCCGTTGCTGTCAAAGTACATATTGTCTTTCGTAGCTTCAAACAGCGCATTATCTTTAGCCATTGCCGCCGTAAACTTGCCGCGACTAATGTCTATATCCTGTCCAAGTTCTGCAGCCGCCTCTACTTCTTCTTCGGTAATTCCTAATTCCTCAAAAAGTTTGTTGTTACTGCTGGTCTGTTTGTAGCCTTCCAAGTCCTGCGCCGATACAGTAACAGTATCGTCCTCAAAGTTTGGATTGTTCGCTTCGATTGTAGCCGCCGCACGCTCCGGGTTAATGCCTGTTTCTTTGATTCGTTCAGCATCTGCTACTAACTTCGCCTTACGTTCTTCGTTGGCATTTAATGCGACGTGCTCAACAACGCTGTCAACTGCAACGCTTACGCCGCTAACACTGCCGCCAAGAATAGCACCGATAAGGCCGCTATATCCTGCTTCCTTCAAGTTCTGCTGCCAGTTCTCGCCCCACATCTCCGAAAGTTTGGCAGTGCTTGCGCCGGGGTTCTTTGCCCATAAGTCTGTAGCTTGCTCCGGGAATTCCTGCAATGCTTCGGTAACACCTTCTTCAAGGCCACGTTTGGTAACTTCCCATATCTTAGCTTTCAGTCCGCTACCGGCAGGCATCTTTTTAAGCAGTCTGCCAAGCGGCAGTTCTTCTAATACTGCCTGCGGGATTGCATTCATCAAGCCTGCCTCTGCTGCTCTGCTTGCGTTTACGCCCTCTTTACGTAGTCGCAGGTATTGTTCGCCGCTGATGTTGGCACCATTGTAAAGCATACTGATAGCGTGTACAGTTTTTGCACCTGCACCGGCAGCGCCTACACCTTTAGTCAGTGCAAGTTGCGCTAAAAGCTGAATACCGTTTTCAGCCAAATCATAACCAAGTTGCCCAGCCGCCGTATCAGCCTTAACTTCTTCGCGCTTCAAAATCTCATCGGTGACATAGCCTAAAGCCTTGCTGATGTTCTCTGATTGGTCATACTCTTTAACAACATTCTTGTCACCCTTATGAGCTTCAATATTAGCGTCAACGGCCGCTTTAGCAGCACCGAATAAGCCACGCACAGAACCTTTAAGGCCGTTCATTACGGCAGTGCCTATGCCCGGCTTATCGTCGGTGATGATGCTGCTAGTATCAATCGTCGGTGAGCTATTACTCTTTACTGCCTGCGAAAACTTATTGTACTCATCGTCACTCATTTTTTGCAGGTCATAATAACCTAGAGTTTCAGCAGGTGACAAGCCGCTGTCAATATCAGCAATAAAGCCATAATTAGCATATTCCTTTTTTGCTTTTAATCTGCGGTCGAATTCGTCTAAAGGTTCATTAGCCATTTAGTAATCTCCTTTCAGTAACTTTGCAAGATATGCGCCGTTTATTTTGCCCGATGTGCCATCCAGCCATTTAACATCGTACCAATCATCACCGGTTTTGTTTACGCTTGCGATACCACGTGCAATCAAATCTGCGTCACTTGCTTTTATATCTTCTGTACTGTCAAACCAGAATGAATGTTTTTCGGTAACATAGCTGCCGTAAACCTTAGTAGTTACGCAGTTTTGCAAGGCTTCCAACAACTCCGTTTCACCCGGATTCATGCCGTGATTTTTTACGCGATAAGCGCGTACCCATTGCCGCCCGTAGTTTTGGATTTTCTTCTTGTACAGTGCATCAGCATTTTTACCTGCGACTTGTTGCACAAGGCCTTCCATATCAAAAGCAAATTCGCCTGTACCGCTATACCAATCGTTGTATATTTTTTCTAACTTCCCGCGCTGTGCAGACGATGCACCTTTGTTAGCAGCGTATGCTAAAAATTGGTCGATGCTTGCAAACTTGCCTTCTTGCAGCATATCTTCCAGTACGCCTATTGCATCATCATCAAGTTTTCCATTACTGCTTCCACCGCTACCGCCGCTTCCGCTTCTGCCTTGCGGTCCGTATATCGCCGTCACCGCATTACGGTATGTTACGTACTTGTCGGGGTCACTGCCTGCCTGGTTAGTAGCCCACGTCATAGCTTCACTGTAGCTTGCACCGTTATTAAACATAGCAAATATCTCATTCTTTATTCCTTCAAAAAGTTTGTTTTTCTTATAAGTTTCTATTCTGTCATGGTCTGCCTTAATAATGCGGTACTGCTTCATAATGCGGTCTTGCCCGTCTAGGCTTATATGTTTGTGTGCTACTGTGCCGCCTTTATAGTCCGTAAAGTCCAAATCAAGGTGCCCACCCGTAGAGTTTGGCGATGGATTAGAATATTCGTCCAATACCTTGATTCCTTTGCTTTGCATATAAGAAATAAATTTCTTGCGATTGTCTGCGTTCTCTAGCCAGTCAGCTGCAACATCAAGTTTGACACCTGCGCCGTGGCTGTGCTCACCGGCAGCGTGAATATCTGTACTATCCGTGCCGCTAGTGACAATAAGCTGTGCGCCGCTCAATGTGTTAAATTCTTTCGCAATATCAGAAAGGCCGATGGTTACTTGCTGCTTTACGCCATCAAGGGAAACACCGCTGTTCCTTACCCATGTAGTACCTTCTGCCTGCGTTTCGACTTTGCCGCCTTCTGGTAAAAAAGCATCCATGTTCTCAACCTCTTTGCGCACTGCTTCTTCATCGTCGCCATATTTAGCATACAAATCTTTAGCAGTATTTCTTTCAAAAGCGTTGCTCTCTTTATCGTATGCCACCTTCTCAAAAGCGGCGCGCTGATTAGCAGTCAGATAACTACCGTATTTATCCATGATGTTACGCATAGTGCCATAATCTTCGTTGGTGATACTTGCGCCGACGGCACTTGCTACCACCTGCCCGATGTTGGCTCTGCTCTTAGATTCGATAAACTCTGCGCCACGCTTGCCATATATAGCACTTGTCAGTAACTGTGTGCGAATAATCTCATCTTGCAGCGCCTGCGGATTATTCCAGTTTTTCTGTACAAACTCGCAGGAGTTCTGAATATTATTGTCATAGCGTAAATCAGTGACTGCTTCTTTCTGCTTCTGCTCGTATTGGTCGACGGTCTGGAAGCCTTGCTGTGCGCTCTGATACATTAAATGGTCAAGTGCAAGCTGATTCTTTTTGCTATGCAATTTAGTGTTGCTCAACACATCCTGCCTTGCCTTATTTATCTGTTCCGTATAACTGCTGCTTGCACCAGCAGTGCCTTCTAATTTTGTATTCATAAGGCCGCTTTCATCATTGTACATGATGTTATAGCGGCTCTTATTGAATATGTCCATAGCATTAAGGATAGACTGCTTATCTTCATCTTCTTGCTGCGCTTCTACTGCTACCGCCCATTTATTGGCGGCACCGGCAATAGCGGCAAGTCCTTTGCCGCCACTGCCATAAGCGTTAAGGTCACTCGATACCTTGACAGTCGCACCGCCGCCGGTACCTAAATTGACGCTGCCTTGATAACCTGCAATCTTCATACTGCACCTCCCTTACCAGTTCCATTTAGTAAAGCCTGTATTATCCATAAACGGGTTATTCTTCTTTGCCTGGTTGTAAAGATTGAAGCCGTTCATATTGCTAGCAGGAAGATTGAAATCACTGTTAGCATCGTACCAATCGTCACTGCTTACCGTAGTTGTTCCCTTGCTGCCGCCAATCATACCTTTAGAGTAAGCGTTCGCCGCCGCACCTACAAGCGTACTAAACATCTGCATTTTGCCGTTGGCTTTAGCGTTCTTCGCCGCCGCATTATATGCGCTTGCCTGGTTGCGATAATTAACCTCGTTTACATAAGTGCTCCACGCATCATTACGCTGATTTTGCAACAGATTCATACTGTCTTTTTTGTAAGCGTCCTCGCTGCTTGAAAGAATATCAGCAACACTGCCGCTGTCGGTTAGGCCGCTGCTGCCGGCCGCCGCCAGTGCCTGCCCTCTTGCAAGCCTCATTCTATCGTTGAGTTGGCTTTGCTTCTGCGCATACGCTTCTGCCTGCTGCTCACGTTGGCGGCTCATAATAGCCGCGTTCTGCTGTGCAGCCTGCGCCTGCGCTTTATATGCCTGCTCCTGCTGTTTGGCCTGCTGATGTTGTCCGCTTAACTGCATAACAGTTTGCAGACCCATTAAGATTCCAAGTGTACCCATTACGCTCACTCCCCTCTATATGGAATATAAAACTGATAAAACTTTTTGCCGTCCCAACCTGTTTTAGGCTCTACCAAAAATACCGCTCCCAAGTGGCTTAAATAGTTAATGCTAGTGCGGTTCTTCTCGTAGACGATATTGTGCAGCAGTCCATGCTTGCGTACCCATTCATTCAGCACTCTTTTTGCTTCCTTGAAAAGCAGGCTCTTTGTGTACCCGTTGTAAAGTTCGTTCGTACCTACCATCCAGATTCCGCGCCCCGGTGCGCCCCATTCCATAACGCCCTTGCCGAATATCGCAAGCAGTTTTCCGTCCTCACCACGGTATACCCTTGTTTCTTCGTCAAGCTTGATACTGCCGATAAGCACGAATACCGGGTCACTGCTTGCTTCCAAATCTTCCTTATCGTGCGGCCGTATATCTTGCATAAGTTCTTCAATCAACGGCACAACATTTTCTTTTGACTTATTATCAAGTATTTCAACTGTCCACTTCTTAGCCACCGAAAGACACCTCCCGCACTACCGCCAGCAAGTTAAAAGGATATGGCTCATCCGTAACGATAATCACTCTGCCTTCGTTATTAAAGCCGCCAATAGGCAAAGTCATATGCTTGTCACCGGTAAATAATTTAATATCGCTCACTGCGTTCTGCTCATCAAAGTTCATCAAGTCCATAGTATTTATATCCGGCCCGACCATGCCGCCAAGAGAATTACTTAAACGCAGGATGCAATTACTAATCTGCTTTTTGCGTCCTTGCATAGTGCCGTCACCAGTCTTAATTTCGACGTTTGGAAGTTCCACGATACTTCTATAGGGCAAGCCAATAAAAGCGTGTTGTACGGCCGCCGGGAGCGTCACAGTGCCGTCTTGACTTACTGTCAGTCCGCTATACATTCTTCCATCACCGATAACAGTAACTTTTTCACCTGCCAATTCTGCCGCATCAATCTCTGTTTCCCCACTGCTCTTTTCAGCAGTGCTATACTCAATAGCATTATCAAGCATAATATAATCGTCGGGGTTATTGCTCTTTGCAGGATTCTTTGCCAGATATTCGATATTGCGTACTGTCACGCCGTTTATTTCTCGTTGTACTACAAGATAAATAATATCCTCGTCGCCTTCCTGCACTGCCGCCACAGCTTCAATCTTGCCTTGCGTTTCTATCGTCGACCAGGCATATACTTTTTGTTCCATGATGTAGGATAAGCAAGCCATGCTGCCGTCGCTTCTCACAAAGTATATAGTGCTGTCGGGTTCCTGCTTATATGCACTGTCGACAATCTGTACATTCTCTATGATATGCTTTGCCAGCAAGGTTAAGTCATTGCCGCCGTAGCTGTCTGTTTCATAGCTATATGCCATATCCCTTACAGTGCTTCCACGGCCTTGTACAAACACGATTCTGCCGCCAATCATCAGCGGCTCAACAGTGCTGCATCCGCGTGTAGTCTGCATTTTCGGTACGGCCTTAGATGGGGTTACAGTATCGCTGCCGCTTACTGTCCATTCGTTGCCAGCGGTCAAGACAATTAAATCGGTGCTTGCTATCAAATGCAAAATCTTAAACTGCTTGCGGCTTACAAACGCAAGTGCTACTGCACTATCATCGGTAACAGTGCCGCTGGCTTTCTCTACACTGAAATTGCCGTAATCACCGGTTCTGCTCATCCATACCATGTAAGGCTGCTTCTTCGTGCCGCCAAAACATAGTCTGTCTTGGAAAAAGCACAGTGTTTGCGGGTAGCCGAATTCTTCACTCCATGCGCCCCACAAGAAATTAGTAGTCATATCTGTTGAGCCTAACTCTTTTTCAACATGAGCTTTTGCCGTGCTGTCGCTGGTGATTTCAGTAAGCTTTACAACGCCTTCCGCATTGTAGGCCATTGCTGTTAAATCGACAGTACAAGTTCCGCTAGTTATAGTGCATACTGCTCTTAGAAATACCGGTTCTGTTACACTGCCGCTTTCAGACGGATTGTAGTCATTTCCGGATGTATATTTCCTGTATTCCTTCCAACTTTCGCCATCGTCGCTCTTTTCTATAGTAAAACTACCGCTCCAGGTTCCGTGACTGATAACCTTCCAATTTTCGCCTACGCGTACTCTTTCCGTAGTGCCGTTGCTGGTAGATACAGTCTTGCTTGCAATCTCTTGTTTAAGTTTGATATACGCGCCCGGCTTGCTGCTAGCAAAAATATTCTTGTTGCTCGTCAAGGTAATATCGCCTTGCGTTCCTGAAGGTGTCAATTCTTTATTGCCGGTATATAAAATCTTTACCCAGCCATTAGCGCCCGCTTTGCCGTTTGGGCTACCCTTTATACCGCCGGCACCGCCTGCCGCACCGCCGCCTGCGCCGTATGTTGTACCTTGCGTGCCAACATTAGAATAATAGCCGTCCTCGCCATACATACGGCTAGCCGCGCCGCCTGCGCCGCCGCCTCTGCCTGTTAGTCCACACGCCGTACTGTCTGCGCCTTTAGTGCCGCTAGTAGCTGTTGTATCTTTGTAGTTGCCTGCACTATGAGCATACGCGCCGCCACTGCCGCCGCTACCGACTGTAATCGTGTAACTTGTGCCTTTGGTCAGCGTTAGAGTTTTTATAATGCGTTCACCACTGCCGCCGTCGCCACCTTTGGCGGCAGAATTATAAACTTGGTGTTCTCCGTGCCTTCTCCATGTAACGGCACCACCGCCGCCGCCGCCTGCGCCAGCTATATCAATTTGATATTCGCCGGTAACAGTTGGTTGGAAATTGTAAGAGCCGGGCACGGTATAGCTTATGCCGCTATAATTTTCAAGCGTAGTTGATTCGTCAAAATACATATCAGTAATTTCAAAATCAGCAAAACGCCAGTCAGTGTCTGAATATCTTGCAAGCTGTTTTACGGGATATTTGCCGCTGGCGATAAACATAGTATCTGCGCTTTGAACAAACCTCAAATCTTGCAGCATATCTGCCGTGTATGGTGTTACAACTTCTATGTTTATATAAAGTCCGTTCTTATGCACTCTTATATATTTTTCGCCAATCTCCAAAAGATAGTCGGTGCTGTCTGCGCCGTTGAACGGTACCAGAATGCACGCTTTATCGCTATATTTTGTTCGTGCCATATACTTCATACCTGGTCTGCGATAAATAGGACCGTGCGGCTTGATAAGGCAGTTATAGGCTTGCAGTACTGCAAACTGGTACTTATCTAAATCGACGCGGTTGGCAACTTCGGCGCTGATTTCGCCGCCGGTAAACGCAGGCTGTAATAAATAATAAGGTGTTAACCCACTAGCCATAATTACGCCCTCCCGTCAAAGTATTTACTTGGGTAGTCCGGCAGTTCTTTCTTTTCGCTTGCCGTAGTATACTTTGCTTTCTGCAATGCTGCCATTGCAAGCTGATACTGTGTCTGCTGCAAGCCGCTGTTGCCGGTCAGTTGTACGCAGATATTAAACGCCAGCATATGAGTAAACGCGCTCAAAAAATCACTTGAAAACATTTCCACGTCGTCAACATCATAGGTATATTCAAGCCACGCAGCAGGGATATTGCAGCCTATACCAAGCACGTTGTCACTTGCCATATATAAGTCCCACTCTTCCTGCTGCTGTTCGCCTGCCCTTATCATTGCGCCGGTGTCAGCGTCAAATATCTTGCGCACAGCAAGGCACTTTTCGGGGTAGGCGTAAACGTGGGACCAGTACGGAGATTCGATACTAAGTTCTGCTAGTTTGCTCACGCGCTTTGCAAATCCCCAAGTGTAGCTTCTTAATAACTCTTTGCGGGTAGGCTCATAAAACAGTTTGCACTGTCTGGCCAACTCCGACTGCTCATCTATATTGCTTATACGGCCTTTGGCGATATGAGCCAGCGCCATATTACATACATCGGTAATGTTAAGCATTTTAACTATTCCTCCTTGATTATTAAAAAAGGGAAGAGCTTTCGCCCTCCCCTTAAAGTACTAAATCAGCCCGGCCAGTTCGGAACAGTTTCAGTCAAGCCAGCAGTCAGTTTGCCGCCGCTTGCGCCGGTAACAGTCAGTCTGGAAAAAGCCTTCATGCCATACGGCAGTTTTGCTGCAACCAAAATACCCTTTTTGCTGGCAGCAAGAGTATAAGTCGCCACAACAGTTTTAGTGTCGAAGCTTTCGCTGTCAGAAGTTTCCAGCGCCGCAGTGATAGTGCCGCTAGTAGCTAAGGCGGTCGGCGCAGTGATAACAAGAAATAACGGGTCGGCCGCATCACCGCCGCCAACGTTCGCAATTACATTGCTGGTCAAGGAATTGTCCATGTACATATTTTGCTGGTCAAAAATCATTGTTATTCACTCCTTCCGGTTACACGACTGCCGCTTCGGTTTCGCTCTGGCAGTCAAGTTTCTTAATCTGAATACCTGCAAGGTACAGTTTAGGCGGCGCGTCCATGAAGTCTTGACGGGTAACATGAACATTGTTTTTGTTGTTCAGATAGCACTCCAGCCAAGAGTATACGCCGTCAGATACATACGCAACCGGCGCTTTCGGGTCTTGCAGACGGTTCTTTGCGAAGATGAATTTATTCATCAGTTCGCGTTGCGCACTGTCAGTCAAAGAGTTAAGCTTTTGGACATCAATGTTGCACACGCGCACAATAGAACGAACATTTTGTACCGCCAAGCCACACTTCCAAGAGTACAAGGTCTGCAATGCACGGAACGGCTTGTTGTTCTCGTCGTATACATCACTTTCGCCCAAGTCCTCAGTCTTCAAGCCTGCCTGGGTGCCTTTAGGATATACACCCATTACACGTCTGTCACCCCAATCTACGAAGTAGATAGAAGCGTTGGTGTTGGTACCAGGGGTACCCGCGGAAATCACCTGGTGGCCCGGAGTACCTTTGCCGCCGTCGGTCAAAGTATTGTAGCGTACCGCAATACCATTGAAAGTGTCCGGGTCTTCATCTAAGTTGCCGTACAAGAATTGACGTGCAACGTATTGGCCCATGCCTTCTACGTGTGCATCATCCTCTGCCATACGGAAAGCCTGCGGATTCGGTTTGCCGGAAAGCAATTCAACGTCCACGCAGGAACGGTCCTCCAAGTGCATACATACATCAATGCGCTGCTTTACAGTGCCTTTAGTCGGAGAAGTACCGCGGTTAATACGACGGATAGACGGAGAAGGCAGGCTCGCACGAATAGTAGTTTTAGTACCAATCGGCAAATCGCCTTCCATCCACCGAATATCTTCCATAATAGGATTAGATTCGTTAAGTACTTCCATAACGCGGTCAATAGCGCCTTGCGGAGTTAAGTACTTTCGTAAGTCACTCATAGTTTGGGAGTAACCAATAGTAGCCATAATTTCATCATCCTTCCTGTTTTTTAATTAAAAGTTAATAAATTATTTGTACCTGCTCCAGTCGGTTTTCGGGTACATGTTTGCTGCAATGCCTTGCGCAGCGTTTAAGCCTTGTGCGCCGTTTTGTGCAGCCAAGCCGGGGTCCTCGCCAAGCAGTTCGCCAAGTTTCGCAAATGCTCTCACGATAGCAATTTGATTGCCTGCGCCGGTAACTTCCAATGCTTCACGCACGTTCAAGCCTGGATACATTGCCTCCAATTTACGGCAGGCAGTATCGCAAAGGCCCTGTACTTTGCCCAAGTCTGCGCCCAGTGCTGTTTTAGCCTCATCGCCCCATTTAGCGATTTCCTGCGCGCGAAGCTGTTCCACGCCTTGTACTACACGGCTTGCATACTCTGTGCCGTACTTTGCAAGCGCTCTTGCCTGGTCATTGCTAAGGTTCATGCCCTTAATAACATCCACAAAGCGTCCTTGCTCATCAGCACTAAGCTCATAGCCTTCTGGCATCTCTACTCCTGCAAAGTCATAATTCACTGTGCCGGGCTGCTGTTGTGCGCCTTGCCCATTACTTCCATTCCCTGCAATAGTGCCGGAAGCACTTGTATTGTTAGTTGCATTAGTAGTAGTCGGTTCTGCCTGCTGCTGTTGTGCCGCGGTATTGGATTCAGCCTGTTGCTGTGCGCCTTCGCCGTTTACAACTGCATTTTCGCCGTTCTCACCCATTAGTTATTCCTCCTTGTTGTTATCCACATATTCCACTGCCAGCTCTTGCAGCTTTAGTTGGAATTCTGCATACTCCATTTCAGCCTGCTGCTTTAGCTCTATACCTTGCAGTCCAAGTGCCAAAATGCTTTTAATAATGCCTAAGCCTACGTCGCGGCGGCCTTCGTTATAGAAAGTCTTGCTGTTGCCGGTAAAGCACATAGAGTTTACTTTGGTCACATCAAGCATACGCATCAAGAACCAGCGTCCGCTTTCACTCCCCAGCAGGTCAAGTAGGGCCTCTTTATCCCTTCTTGCCTGCTCTCTTACCATGTACTCTGTCAGCAGTGCTTGCTTTCTATCCTCGCCGGTATTGGATTTATATTTAAACTGCTCGCTCATTATTCCCAACCTCCCGGCACGCCTAGCCAGCTTGTAATAGCCGGGTTTGAATCATTCGCCGCCGCAGTAAGATTTTTGGCCGCCTCTGCCGCAGGAGCCGCAGCCTGTGCCATTGCCAAGCCTTCCTGCATTTCCTGCTGCCGTTGCATTTCCTGCTGCTCTTGTTTGAGCATTTCTTGTACTTCTTCATCACTGCGCAATGCCATCGCAGGCACGCCAAGCATTTCAAAGTATTTTGTAATAGCACCCAACGGGTTAATCTTCTTCGTAACTTCTGGCCATACTTGCGCCATCTGTCCGGTCTGTGCTATCGCCTGTTCGATATTCACAAGTCCGCTCATCTTCTGCGCCTGCGCCAAAGGTGAAATATAGTCCACTTCTACATCCTCTTCACTCAAAATGTCTTGTAGTTCTTCCGGTACCGGTGGGAATCCACCGCTTCTGTCGATGATGTTATATACACGTTGAAGAATCAGTGTTAAGAATTCATCCTGCAATCGCTCAACCACCGGGCCTAGCTGTTGCAGTTTTTCCTGCGTTCTCTCCATAACCTCTCTAGCAGTCATGCGGCTATTATCAAGGTTATCTAACATCAAGAACAAATCAGCACTGTATGCTCTCTTTATAGCATCCTCAACGCGAATAATTTCTTCCTGCGCGTCCTTCAAGTCAAGGTCAACCGCGAACAAAGGCTTAACCATATCTTGCGTCTGGTCATCTACGGCTGTTAGACCGCCAGGCATCAAGTTAATACCGCCGTTATTCATAAGGCTTGGACTGCCTTGCATCGGCGGCTTTATCTTTAACTCTATTGCTGTGAGATAATCTTTTTTCAGCAGTTGCAGCATTTTGCTGTCGCCTTCTGCAAACCACGCAGGGCCTCTTGCGTATGCCTCATTGCCGCTGACAAGATAACGCGCTACCGGTACTGCTTCTTCTTCAAAGCCGCCAACATACAAGTATTCGTCACTCTCTGACTTTTCCAACCAGTACACGCTTCTATACGGCATGTTCAGTCTGTCCATGTAGCCAGGCAGTTTATCGCTGTTAGGCTCTACCATCCAGCAGACTTTATATTTCTTAGTAAGATTGGTCTGATTGTCTAACAGTCCTTTAAGATTGTCGGGCAAAGCGTCTACGCCGAAGCAGTCTGCTAGCTGCTGCAAAGTCATATCGTACTTTCTTGCAAAAGTAGTTACCTTGCCGAAGCCGTCTGCTTCAAGTGCATAAGTACCGATTGTCATTGTCTGGAACCTCACGCCGTTTTCTGCGTCGTAGAATATAGCCATCGGGCACTGTCCAAAAGGCAATTCCAGATATACAGTATGGATGCTGTTATAGAAGTTGCTCTTTGCAAGCACGCTTGATACAATCTCTTGTCTTGTGTCAAGCACCTTCATAGCCTCAACATTCGTATTCAGTTCCGGCCGTCTATATGCAAATCTGAACCACTGGCGGCTCGGCGGTGTAAGTCCGCTCATAACGCCAGCAGCGAATACCTGTGCCGCTCTCCAAGCTACCCCGTGCACAATCTTTAAGTCACGTCTGCGTGCGGGATTGGTCTTGTCTGCCGTATCGTCAAACTCACCGACAAACGGGAGCTGATAATCTCTTATCTCTTTCCATCTGTCTACCCAATCTCGCCTATCCTCGTACATGCTTTTAAGCTTACGCACCAAACGTTGGCGGTCTGGCAAGTTCTTTTTCAGCGGCACCCAGTCACTAGGAAGTGTTCCCTGTGGCTTGCTCGCCGCTATCGTTTGAAAGTTCATAAGCTGTTACCTCTTAGCCTAAAGTATTACGGCCGCCCTCGCCGCCACTAGCAATAGTGCTTGTCTGCGTAGACGCAAAGCCCTTACGCTTCTTCTTGTTACTGTCGCTGCCAGTCGCAACTTCGCTGCTTGTCGCAACGGTAGTCGGTGCCGGGTCCACCTTTTCAATAGTCGGCATGTTGCCGCCACCGAATAATTTTGCAATGCCACCCATTTTTAAATCGCCCCCATAATCGAATATTCTGTGTTGCACATCAGCACTTTAGGCTTTCTATCGTCAAACCCTAACTGCCTTAACGGAACCTTCCTTGCAAATGTTAGTGCCAGGCCGTCTGCAAGGTCCGGTGAACGTCCTAGCTTTTCTTTTATCTCCTCTTTAGGCGTTAGTATTAAACGCCCATTCTTAGAGTACTTGTAGTGAATGACAGCAAGCTCTTCTCTTAGTCCAGGTTCATCCGGCAAAGCTCCGCCATCTTCTATCCAGTCTTTCAGTTTGAAGTACATCTCTGCTCTGATATTCTCATAGCGCTTATTCTCTATCGCCGCACCTTGAAATGGTATCTCTCTCAAAGCCGTGTACCCCATCTGCCGTAATCTGTCGACTACGCCAGCACCCATGTTGCCAACGTCTATAAAGGTCATATCTGCCTTATTTTCATCCATTGCCAAAGCAATATAATCTGCCGTCTGCATCGTGTTCAGCTTCTTATAGATTCTCGGCTTAGCATATGCCATTAAACCCTTACGCCGCCATATGCACGTTCTGTCATCGCCGAAGCGCGCTATATCAGCGCCTTGCACCAGCGGCATATCATAGGGAACATCCTTTTCTGTCAGCTCTCTACTGAAAGCCTTATCTAGTTCCTCCAGGCTGAAAAGCTCGTTGATTGCCGATACGCTAAAGTCACACAAATACTCTTGTCTGAATTCTACCTCCGGCATATCCTCTTTCAGTTCTTCTATGCTCTTTGCGTCTAAGATGCCGCTATCGTACACGTTCGACAAATACGCAAAGTAACGCTTATTCGTCTTGGCCTTCTTGTACATCTCATAGAAGTTGTTCTGCCCCTTGGGTGTACCGATGAAATAGCAATAGCCTTTTCTGTCGCCGTTCTCTATCGCAGGTCTGATAATCTGCGTCCACATCTCCGGCTTCATATCCGAATACTCGTCAAGTATTACGCCGTCCCAATATGTACCACGCAATGCGTCGGGATTGTTCGCACCAACGATATATATCCTTGCGCCCTGCGCTCCAGGTACTTTACTGGGGAATTCAACATACTTTTTAGTTTCATTCACCTTGATGCCCTCTATGACGCTTGTGTAATACTTCAATGGTCCCCATGCAATAATTTCCATCTGTGCACTGAACGGACCTACCAAAGCATACTGCGGGCTGATTAAGTCACTCTGCAAAGCATCCCTTATAAGGTGATTCACCATTCCGATGGTCTTACCAAAGCGGCGGTGTGCTACGATTACTGCAAAGCGGTGTCTGCTTAATTCCTTATGCAGCACCTTCGCCCATGCAGGTCGTGGAGTATATGGTATCTGTATTACGTTTTCCATGTTTACCCCCCCTTGAAAAAATCGTTTTGGTAATTTTTGGTATTTACCTCCCCCGGCGGCTGCGAAATTTTTGGGCCCCACCCCCACTCAATGTCAGCGGGAAAGGCAAGAACCAAAATCAACTTTTGCGAAAAGCCAGGGAAATCACCAACGCCAGCGCCGCCAACCAACCAATCAGAACCCACGCCAAACAAAAATAAAAACGTGGTAGGCCTGCCGCATGAGCCACGCAGGAACGGCCGCAGCATATGCCATGTGAACGCCTGCCGCCAACATCTGGAGGAGCCAGCTAATCAGCAGCAGCAGGATAATATTTTACGTCCGATAATAAGGATTATGTTAAAACTGTTATTTATGTTTGTGTTTTAACGGCATCTTCTGAACAATCGTTTACCACTATCGCGTCATCTGCTGCGCCCCAATGATACACAGCCGGGCCCTTGTTAGCGTGCGTCTGCTTGTCAAACGCGCCTATGCTCTCTGCATATAGCTTTGACGCGGCTAGCTTATCCTTGTTGCTGGCTTTGTTGTCTGACATTATTTTGAGCCAATAAGCCTGGAGGTCCTGTACAGCCAGGACGGCAACGGCCGCGCCCTGCTGTTTGAGCAGCGCCGCACAATCCTCTAACGTCTGCGGCGTTGTCGCTATTGCCGGCGGCCTGCCTCTTGTCGGTGTATTTGTATTATATAATAAACTTTTAATCTTAAACATTTTCATCACATTCTTGTTGCAAACTCTGTAACTGTATATACAATTAATATTATCAATAACGACAATCACTAAACAATACATTAACAATACATATTGAAAAGATAATCATTATTTACCAAAAAAAAGACAATAAAAAAATGATTGAAAGAACTTATCTGACAATCATCAATAATTTTTATTTAATTATCTTGCTATAAATTATATGCCTTAAAAAATGCTATTAAGTCAATGATACTTTTTTAAATCTTTGTGAACGTCATTAATCTATAATAAATGTTGCTGAATAAAGAAGAACGGCCGCACGCTGAACATCTGCCAGCGTGCGGCCGTTGCTATCCTCTTATAATGTTATTATTTACCCTCTGCGTGGCTGCCGTCGCTATCTGCTGGCGGCGTTGACGCCGGAACAGACACAGCGACGCGCCCGGCCTTGTCAACCAGGGCCAGGCTATATCCGCATAATTCCGCCGCCGTCGCTAGCTCATCAGCGGACCAGCGGCCGCGGCTCAACTTATCATTAATGCTTTGTGCGTTGGCCACGCCTAGCGCAGCCGCCAGAGCCGACCGCTTAACCTGCGCGCTATCCAGCGCATATTTTATAGCTTGGCTTGCTTGTTTGCTCATGTTTTTGCCCTCCAATCTTGTCATCTACATTATATAGCCGCCGCGCCTAAAAAACAAGTCAAAAAAAATATAAAAATATCCATTTTAGCTATTGACAAGCATAGCCACACACGCTATAATCATAGACATAGAAAACAAGTAACTAGCCAACACGGCTACATTTAAGGAGGAACAAAAAAATGACTAAACGCATGGAACAAACTCAAAACGCTAAAATGGTTCAGCTGGCGCTTTCCCGTGAATACGGCTTCCAGCCGTGCTTGAAGGACATTAAAATTTTGAACACCCGCGACTTTGACGAATTCCCGGGGCACGTTGAAGCACTCTACACGGTAGTCAAAGGCCATTTCTATAACGTCTTTTTCGATGTTACCGGTGAAGCAACCGTTTACAAATACTAAAGCTGACGGCGGCCCCGTTGGGGGCCGTAAAGCTGCCAGGCAGAAGGTCCGAAGCCCTAGCCAACAGCCGAAAGGAGAGAATAAACAATGACTTTTGAAAAGTATAATGCGAACCCCGAAAACAAGAATATTGATGATTGCTCAATTAGAGCAATCTGCACGGCAACCCCGTTAACCTACCAGCAGGCTAAAAAGCTGCTGGAAACAAAGGTATTTGAAAGCGGCGCTGCATGGAACACCGTTAAGAACATCACCGCCGCCCTGGCTGACCTGGGAATTGAAGTTAAAGCCGCCAGCCGCGAAACAGTCAACAGCTTTACAAAGCATTGCGATACCGGCGCCAGCTACATTGTTTTTGTAGCAAAGCACGCCGTAGCCGTTGTCAACGGCGTTATCTATGATACATGGGACAGCAGCCGCTGTTTTGTAAAGCTGGTTGCCAAAGTCAGCCGCGAGAAATTCGCCGAATTAAAAGCAAAATACAGCCCGGAACCGAAAAAGGAGGAAAAGAAAGTGGACTGGAAAAAGATTTTTGCCGCTTGCGAAACAATCGAGGAACTGAAAAAGGCGTTTAAAAAAGCCTGCATGAGCTGCCACCCCGACAAGGGAGGCACGGCCGCCGAATTTAAGGCAATGAGCGCAGCGCACGACAAACGCGCCGCAGAACTTGCCGAAAGCGAAAGCCGCCAGGAGTGGCAGCGCAACAAGAAAGCGGATGGCACTTATAAAACAGCCGCCGAAATTCTGGCCGAACAGGCGGAATTTGCCGAAATCCTGGCCGTGCTGATGGGCTTGAAGGGCCTTGAAATTGAAATCTGCGGTAATTGGTTATGGATAGGAGGCGAAACGAAAGAGAACAAAGACGCCTTGAAAGGCGCCGGCTGCAAATGGGCCAGCAAGAAAAAATTATGGTACTGGCATGCAGGCGAATGGGTGAAGAAAGTCCGCCGCGCGTTGACTATGGAACAAATCCGCGACCTGCACGGCAGCGAGTTTTTGAAATACCGCCCGAAAACGCCCTTGTTACAATAGCCGAAACGCCGCCCCGTGCGGCGTATACCGGGGACCGGCCGCCCCGGTACTGATGAGGCAGGCCAAAACTGAACCTTGAAAATTTTAAAAGCGAAATAAAGGAGGAAGAAACCATGAGCAAAGCCGAGCAATTAGTAAAAGCTATAAAAGCGAGCCTTGCAGCCGTGGAACCGCGCCGCGCGTTATGCTGGCGCTTATGCCGCGAACACGTGGCACGAATCACCCCGGCGCACACCGTCGAGGACCTGGCAAATCATTTTGCCGCCGCGTTTTTCGCGGCCGAAGCGCTGAACGCAGAGGCGCGAGGCGTTTGCCGTTGCTATATCGCCTACACTGATATTTTTAAAGCGGAAACGCGCGAGAAGAGCACGCGTCTGGACCCCATCCGCGACGCCATCCGCGCCGCTGGCTATTCAGACGGCTATGACCCCACCACTTTAAGTTATGACGTTAACAAGCGCGAGCACATTTGTGCAAGCTTTACCGTTGGCCCGTGGGGGCAGTCCGGTGACTGGCGCAATCGTGTTTTAAACGGAGACTACATGCGCGACGAGCTGAAGCGCCTGGAAAAGCAGGCCAGCGGAAAGACGCCGGCCGAAATCATAAGCGACGCAGAAGCGGCGGCCGCTGCCTGGCTGATGTTGAAAAAGCAGCAAAAGGCATATGAACAGAATATTCTTGTTTTACGAAAAATGCTGCAGGCCGTCACTTTTGACGATTGGAATGATTGGAAAGTTAACGCTTATTAAAGGAGGCTTTAAAGTGAAGCGAAAGAAATTATATCAGCTTGACGGCGTATATCGTAGTCATAATCTTATTATTGACCTTGCGAATAATTGCAACGTTGCAATTTACGGCCCGAAAGTGTTCTTTGTTTGCTGGTTCCTTGCTGGCAACCCCGACCGCATATATAAAGCGGAAATATACGGAACCAGCGTAAGTATGTTTTGTTTAGACCGCTGAATCAGCAACTTAAACTATTCAACCCACTACACCGGCAGGAAAGCCGCCGCCGGTGTAGAATATTAATAGGCAGAAGCGATTTTTTAGGAGGAATCAACCATGAGAAATTATTTGACTGAGACAAAGTGGAGCGCAAAGCAGGCTGCCCGCCCCGCTTATATTTTGGGCCTGCGCGACCCTCAAAACGGCGCTTGCTACACCTGGACCGACCAAAGCGCCGCAGAAAATACAGCAACGCCGGTTATTGAGTGCGACCCCGCCACCGGAGAAGCAAAAGCAGAAGCGTACCCCGTGCATGTTTGCAAAGTTGTAGCAAAATACGTCGACATCAACACCGAGCATTTTTTGGGCTGGACCTTTGGAAGCGAAGATATTTATTTAGAGGTAAAGACCTTACGTACCCGCGTGAAAGAAGTAGTTGATAATCCTAAAGATATGGAAGGCGACAGCCTTGACAAATTGTTGGCTATAGCCTATTATATGGGCCGTGAAGAAGCAACCCGCGAAGTGAGCGATAAATACAACGCCCACCTTGCAGCGCAGCACGAACGCGCGGAGGCTTGCCGTTATTATAAAATGGCAGCTGCAATCGTCGGCCCGGAAAAATTTTTGTACTGCCCAGATTATGCCGGCGAAATGAGCGCGACATTTGGCAATGACGCAACCGAACTGTAAAGTCGAATCACCCGCCCGGCGCAAGCCGGGCTATTATTGAAAGGAAGCGAAATTATGAAAAATTTTGTCGGCTTGAAAGCCGAAATCAAAAAGCAGAAAGCTATCCGCGCCCGGCTTGACAATGAGCGCGGCCGCCAAACTGTTAATTGGAAAGCCGCAACTTTTCGCCTGGCGTTGCTGAACCATTGGAAGCGTCAAGGCGTAGGGCTGCCGGACAACTACAGACAGCTTTGGAACCCGCCAACTAATTGGACCGCGCGCACGTTGAAAGAACGCACGCCGCTGCACGTTTGGGAAGTTGACGCATTGCGCGCGGGATTGGTTGCAGAAGCGTGCAAAAAATTTAAAAACGCAACGTCCCCGCTTATTCGTTGGATGATAAGAGATGAGCTGGCGGCAAAAGTTACCGAATTGTACCGCCGCCCGGTATTTTAACGAAGCATTATAAAAAAAACGCAAGCCCCAGGGGCAAACGCCCCGGGGCTTTTCTGTATCCTGCAAACGCGAGCAGGCTATATATTTTTGAAATCGAAATGTTTTACAGGTATAATCACTAGGGCTGCCATGATTGGAGCGCGTGGCGGCTCTTTTCCGTGCGTGTGACGCATACTTTAGGGAAGCGAAAAACAAAAAGGCCGAGGCGAAAGCCCCGGCTTTTTTGTTTGTGTTCACACACGTAAAAATATAATTTTTTCAATCCGCGCCGATGCTACGCCTTTACCACCGGACCAAGAGAAGCGATACTTAAAAGGCGTTCGCATCCTCTTGACGCTTTTATTATAGCACTGCCGCCCAGGAATTGCAAGCGGCACGGCAGACAAATTTTGGGAAGCAAAAAGCCCGGCAGCGCCGGGCTTTTCTTTTGGTGCGATTTTGTAAAGAAAATCAACAATATTTCAATCCGTGCCAGCTTTACGCCTTTAGAGCTGGACCGACAAGCACAATACTTAAAAGGCGCTTGCGCTTATCGACAAGGTTATTATACCACGGGACCCAACCAATAGCAAGCGTTTTCTTAATGCGTGGAAGCGACAGCGCCGCGCGCCTGCCTTTACTTTTCTTGCTTCTGTTCTGCCCTGGCCTTTTGGAAGCTGTTGGCGTTTATGTCAATTCGCAGCAATCCTTCTTGAATCGCCAGCATGAGCAGGCCGTCAATGAATGAGCGGCGACGTAGCGCGTACACCTGCGGGCTAATTTCATCCATAACGGAGATTTTGCGGACCGTCCAATGGTATACATACCGGTGCTGAATCGCCTTATAAGACTTGTCACCAAACCGCTGCCGAAACAGAAGAAGCGAACGTTCCATAACATCCAGCCATTTTTCCGGCTGGTAAACCAAAAACGCCTGCCCAAGATAAATACACCGAACCGCAGCAAGCGGCGTTACTGCTTGAATCGCAAGGCGTGCCGTAGAATCGCCGCCGGTCCTCATATCAAATTCCAAGCGTTCCGCCCTCTGCTGCATCCTGGCGGAAACAACCGCTTTTCCAATCGCATTTTTAGCAAAGAACAAACTTTCTACGTGGTCTGCTGCTTCTGCGTAATCCATTTTCTTTACCAGTCCACATCATCGAGCGGGTCTTTCTGTTCCGCTTTGGGGGGATAAGGCGTAGTGGTTTGCGCAATCTTTACGCTTTCCAAATGCTCCAGCAGTAAATAGCTTGCTTTAGAATTTTTGCCGTTTCTATCCACGTATAAATCAGTCTGGAAGCGGCCTCCGACAATAACCTGCGTGCCTTTGGTGATGTAGTTGCTGATATATTTAATCAGTCCCGGGATAAAGCAGCGGCAAGAAATGTAGTCATAAATTTTCTTTCCGTCTTTGTCAAGGTACGTTCTGGAACACTGAATTTCAAGGTTGCATACCTCTTTGCCGTTCTTCATAACTTGCACCGTAGGTTCAAATTTTACCCACCCGAGTATTAAACAGTTATTCAACATTATAAATTTTCACCTCAATTTTTGGCGTATCACTATATTTTTTAGATACTGTAAGTTTAACAATCTGTTTATCATCCTTATAGACAATACCAGATATAGAATCAAGAATAATCTTTGCGACGTTATCAACATCGGGCTTTTTAATCGGTAACTGTAAGCCGTTTAAAGCCTGCTCCTTGAATTTTTTTGACTTGCTGGCAGGAATACCCACGTCAGCTATTATCTCAACGCCCAGGGGCAATTCCGTAAGCGTCAGCCCTATATTCTGCATTGCTTCACTAGCTAACAGTTTGACATAGGCTTTATAGTTGCGGCTTTTCTCCGGGTCGTATGCTTTTACAAATCCGCCATGAGTAGAAAAGCGCGGCCGTCCCTGCGCCGTCGGTTCGCCTGGAATCGTAAATGTTAATTTCATTTTTCTGCATCCTCTTCAGATTCATCGTCAGCATCAAAAGGCCCCGGGATATATACTTCTTCGTCCTCGGCCTTCGCCAGCTCCGCCATGTATAAGCCAATCAGACTATATACGGCAATGTCTTTCAGACTTTCAGCGATTTTACCGCCATGAATATCGTGAGTATAAACAAAAGCGATATGCTTTGCCATATACGCTTTCAATTCCTCAAACATTCCCTCTGCATCGTCCGTGTGTCCATTCAGAAGCGCGCCGCGGCGGAAATTGGCAAGCTCATCTGCGCCGGAGGAATACTGTTCATGCTTTTTCTTAAACAGCGCCTCCAATTCGTCAAGCTGTTGGCACACGAATTCACTCATATGTTTACTACACATTCTGGTACCTCCTCTATTTCGTCTAAATAATATACTGACAGAAATTCATCGGTAGAATTCTTTTCAGCCTTGACTTTAGCGTCTTTCGCCGTTTCTGCATCGACGATTTCTGTAAGTCCCATATCTGGGAACGCTATACTTTCCCATCTAAGCCGGTAATGTTTCATCAATTCAGTACCTCGCATTTCTCATCTCCTTTTGTTGCTTCGCAATACCGTTGTGCCGCTTCAGTCATCATACCCATTAATTCCTTCATAGCTGCTTCTTCGCCGTATTTGCTCTGTACGTTTACTACCGCCTGCACCATCATCGTCACGATAAACTCTTTAAGTGTCGGATAATTGCCGAACGCCCGGCAAATCATATGTTTAGCAGTATCATCGTAAGCAAGCATAAACGGGACACCGCTTTCCAACAACAATTTATCCGCCTGCTCGGCTTTTTTATAATCAATCATTTATTCTTCCTCCCTCTTTCTTACCCACTTTTTTGGCAAACAGCCGCAGGCAATGAATATACCCGTTATCGGTCAGCGGTTTAACTTCTTTACGCACTTTAGGCTTTAAAACTGTTGTGATTGGATACCCATCTACAATCAAGCCTGCGCCCTTTTCCTTGCACGTAGCTCTAATTTCGTTTTTATACTTGCTGTAAAGCTCTTGCGGAACGAAATAATAAAAACCTCTAACATCTGGATGGTCATGGTATTTATTCTTTTTTTGGTCTGCTCTAAAATCAGCATTGCTGATTTTAACTTCGACCTCATAAAGATAATTACTATTGGTTATGTACAGAAAGTCGGCTTCGTAGCATCCCGAGTATCGGTCTTGCCGTTCTCCGCCGTCCCATATCTTCCAATACCTGTCCATTATGATATTCGGGCCGCAATCTAAGCCACGCTCAATGCCGTATAAACGCCCTAAACGTAAACTAAGACTGTCTTCTGTATGTTTATCGCCATAATTCATTTAAGGCCTCCTATAGTTCATACTCCACACCTATTCCCGCAGCCACGGCAGGGAGTGCAGCTTCTGCTTCTTCACGTGTGGGGAATACCCAGCCTGCTTTAACTAAAGCTTGATGGGAAACGACACTACCCACCCAGACAAAACTTATAACCTCTAAACTGCGGCTTATGCCTCTAGCATAAAAACTATACACTGTCTGCCCTTCCTTTGGCTTCCACGGCAGTTTGACGATTTCAGCGTCGCCACGAGCAAGACGATAAAACGTAAGGTCTGCTGTTTCAAATTCCTCCGAGTGTAATCCGTCTAAGTCAAACCAAAATTTGACATTATTGTTACCAAACTTAAACTCTTCGCCCAGCTCTACGCCGAGCATCTTAGCGATTTCAGGGATTAAATTTTTAGCCATGTTATCACTCCTTTATAGCCTTACTTGCCTTTAAAATTTTCTCAATCAGCTTATCCACGGACTTGTCTGTAAATTCGCCTGCAGCTTTGATGTTTGCTGGTGTTATACGCCCTGCCACATACATCGCAATCATTTCATCTTTAGTTGGAACAGCTATTGCAAGCGCATCAACAATTAAGGCTACGCAGGTTAGTTTCTTCGTGAAATTTAAAAATGCTTTACCAAGGCCACAGCCAATGTCGCAATTATTGAGGCTTGAAACAATTCCTGTTATGCTTATGCCAGCACCCATAGTTAGTAAAACTCCTGCTACAATGCAGAAGTGATGTATCATGTCCATTCTTCCTGCCCAGTAAATCAACCACGGCGAAACAATCGGTTCGTTCATTTACTTACACCCCTCAATCTTTCTGCCGCACCAACAGCAGTGTGACTGTCCAAAATTCTCGAACGTACCGCCGCACTTTTTGCAGCGATAAATCGGTAACACCCCTTCATAGCGTCCTGTATACACCGCCACCGCTGTACGGTCAAGCTCATGCTTTAAAGCTGTTAACGTAACCTTTTGTTTTTTCATACCAGCGATAATAAGTTTTATAGCCTTAGGCTTAAAGCAGCCAAGTTGAAGACTATACTTAGCCATTGAGATTTCTCTTTTGACATCTAAAATTTGTTCGCGCAACATCTTTTCACGTTGCGGCAGGCTATCCCACCATTGTTTACGTTCTGGAGCCATTACTCTTCCTCCTTTTCAATTTCTGCACGAATAACAGCCATAGCCTTATGCAGATAATCAACGTCGCCGCTAAGCAGCCATTCTTCCAGCTCTGCATTAACAGCCTTGATAAGCTTTTCTTGATGTTCCATGTTCTTCAACCTCCTTTAGTTCTTCTTTCTCTCCCTCGCCCCACACTTCTGCGGCGTATTCTCACACCGCTTGCAAGGTCTGTCGCATTCACAACAGCAGATGTGCAGCAGTGTGCTTATCACACAGTCCGGCGTGACAGCCCTGCAATAGTATTTAGGCTTTAAGCGTGTTTCTAGTGCGCTAACAGTTTTTCGGTTCGGGTCTGTATCGTCTTTAGGCGGCCTGGGCAAATCCAGTAGCTTAGCGCTAGCAACTGCACGTTTGCAATTCAGCAAGCCGCAAGATTTTGCCTTGCCTTTCAGAAAGTCGCCAGTTATAACTTTTTTTGTTTTGCCGCAGTCACACCGCACTAAAAAGAAAGTGTGCCTGGTTCCTTGGTTGCCCAAATACTTTTCAACGGTCAGCGTGCCATATTTAGCGCCGACCCATGCCGCCCAATTCCTCACGCCAGCACCTCCAAAGTAAGCGTATCGCCACATTTCAGCAACTTACTTTTGCAAGGCTCGCCGTGCTTGCGACTGTACGTAAAGTCGTTCATGTAGCATTGCAGGATACGGAATTGATTGTCAATAGCGTTATCATTCAAGCCAATCTGCCGGCCGTACTCAAACACTGCTTTATCCTGCGGCATATACGGCATAATGAGCCGGTGTTCCGTCAACTTTGCCGCCGTCCATTTCAGCAGCATACTGTTCAGCCTATCAGCAAGCGGCTTGCCGTCGCTCAGCTTCTCCATGTTGCAGCGGTTTATATTCTCCTGCACATGAGCTTCTTCTGCCTGCTTCAAAGCAGCCTGCATCAGCGCCGGGCTGATTATATTCACGTTAAGGCCGTTCGCACCGGTCAAGGTAAGCGCAATCTGCTCTGCCTTCTCCCACCGGTCAAGGCCTATATTTTGCTGATTGAAAATTCCTGCCCAAAGGTTTACCGTTTCAGCCAGGATTCTTTTCGCTTCTTCCAGGCGGTTAAAGCCGGGCCGTATATCCTGCGGCATCCGCTTGCCTGCCTGTTGCAGTTTAACAATCGTTTGGGCTATTCTCTGCTGTTGCAGCATCGCCCTCACCTCCTACATCTCCGTAAAGTTCGTTTACCAGGTCCATGCCAGAATATCCGGCACCTGCATTCTGCTTCTTGCTGTTGCCGCTGGCATAGTTTCTTGCTACGGTCTGCACATACGCAAAGTTTCTTGCGCCGTGCTCAACCGCCGCTAATATTCCCTGTTCAACGGCAGACTCACCAACCTCACCTAACAAGGCTTGCAGTTTTTCTCCGACGATTGGAGTAAGCGGCATCATGTTTTTCTCCCACAAGGCAAAAATTTCAGTATGCGTTTTTTCCTCGTCATCGTCATTTCTTTTAGGATGATGATAATCATCCTTTTCTTTATCTCTATACTCTATACTCTTATCTCTAATCTCTGTCGGACATTTTGTCCCTTTTTCTGGGGACATTTTGTCCCCCTTTTCGGGGACATTTTGTCCCTTTTTATTTTGACGTTGTGTCTTTTTCTTCGTCGCTGATTCTGACGCACTACCGCTGCCGGTCATGTTAGCAACCTCCGGCAAGTAGCTTTCGCCTTTATCGTTCTTCTCAATAAGGCCTATTTGTTCAAACAAATCAAGCGCGCTTTCGACAATTTCAATATCAAATTGCGTCTGTTTAGCGATTGATTCAGCAGTATGCTGAATAGTCATTTTGCCGACCTGCCGGACAAGTGCGCCGTCAGTTTTCAGCGACTTTAAGCACAGTTTAAGGTACAAGAGTACGTATTTTTCGCCGTTTTCCTGGTCCTCTAACCACTCAACAACATCACTTTCAAAGAAGTTTTCGTTGAGTTTTAACCAATAATACCTACCAGCCATGTTCTACTCCTCAAAGTATGTAGGTACTTCGTACACCATTTTATTGTTCTTCCGGTATACCTTGATTCTTCCGTCCTTCTTGCAGAACTTCAAAAATCTATACCAACTTTTCGGGTTACGCTTTCTAAAGGCTCCAAAATAGAATGCAATTCCAGACTGAAGCCCACCCGCACTTGTAAGAATTTCAAAAGCCATGTCAAAAAAATGTGGGTTTGTCTTTTCTAATTTGTCTAGGAAATTGATATTTACGTCAAAGTGTTTCTTGCCCGTAAGAACTGTTGCTTTACTTTTTCCGCACGGTACCGCTTTTACATTCAACATCTTGTCCCACTCCTTTCAATTTTTTTAGGGGACATTTTGTCCCAAAGTTGGGGGACATTTTGTCCCCACTTTTCGGGACATTTTGTCTCCGATGATTTTGGTTATTTCATACTTGCTTCAATTTCTTCTGCCGTGAAGATTTCACCGGTTGCAGTATCAACCTTGCCGCCCTCTGTAAGCTCCTGCGCTTGCTCCTGCGCTTGTTCTGCGTCAACGTCGATATATTCAGCCTCGCCGGTTTCTTCGTTGAGCACAGCGGCTTTTCCGTCGCTCTCTAACGCTTCCTGCATCTCGATAGACATAGGCGCATAAGTTTTCATAATGGAGAGAAGAACGGTTTTGCAAGCCATAGCGTCAAAATCAGACTGCCACGGGCCACTATTAAATGCTTTGCTAAAGCGTTTAGCGTGGCTGATAACTTCTTCTTTAGTCCAGTATGCGGTCTTGCTAAAGCCGTTAATGGTTTCAAATCTTGCGAAGTAACCTACGATGTTTTCAGAAGTTTTTTCGCCCGGCGTATATGCCTCGGTGAATCTGTTCCAATCTCTGATTTCGCCCTCGTACACCGGCGTCATAATGATATGCTTCATTTTGCCGGTGCGCATTGCAAGCTCAATCACGCCCTTATAACCAATCTGGAATTGTGCGCTGCCCTTATAGGGAACAATCCATGCCTTGCCCAAAGACGGGTTAATGGGAAGGTCCAGGCTTGCAGCAGTCGCAGCCGCCGCCAGAATAGTTTTCGGGTTCGCCGTGGCCAGCAGTTTATTATTGTTAGTCAACGTCAGCAAAGAGGAAAGAAAGCCTGCGCTTTTCTTGCCTAACATCTTTTCAAAACGTTGTTGTACGCTTTGAGAACCAATCATCACACCTAATGCAGAAGGTGCTTTGCTAGCGGCCGCAGGTGCTGCCGCTCTTTTTGTAATACCTTTTACTGTTGCCATTATTCTTTATCTCCTTTAAACGCTTTTTCAATTCTTTGAAACTTATCTTCTAATGCCCGTACTCTTTCTTGCAGAGAGTTTATATACTCCATTACATCGGGAGCACTGCCAGAAGAATAATATGCTCTATTTTGCCCGCTGTCCGTCACCACCAGCAAATCCGGGAGCGGCTGCAAATCAAATTTTTTCTTTGAGTTCGTAAACTTTTCCAAGTAACTCTGCTGGAGTGCTGTTGTGTCAGGGTTATAAGAAAGTAATCTTTTATCAATGTCTAACGCTTCAGCAACCGCGTTGCGATTAACCTTTCTGATTGATTTTATGACGCCGCTTTCCCAAAAGCCTATCGTTGCTACCGCTACACCAACTGCCTTAGCGAGGTCTGATTGTGTCATGTCTGTGCATTTGCGGGCACGCTTAATGATTTCTCTTACAAGCGCCCACTTTTCCTCTTCCTTCATTCTTCTTTTAATCTCCTTAATTTCAAACAATCCTTTTCGCTGTCATACAGAATTTCTTCCAGCGACAAGTCTAATGCTTGTGCCAATTTTACACGTGTACGCAATGCAATATTTTTAACTACGCCGCATTCGTATGCGCTAATGGTCGGCTTTTCCACGCCAACCATTAGCGCAACTTCACCTTGCAGCAGGCTTAATTCCTTCCGCTTATGGAACAAGGTTACGCCTAATCTCTCCTGCTCTGTAAGGCTCATTTTAACGTGAACCTCATACTAGGCTTGCCAACCTTGGCATACTTTTCGTACACGTCCGGCAGGTCTTTTTTCAGTGCCTTTTTGTCCAGCGTTACTCTTCCGGCAATCTGTATATAGGTAATTTTTCTATCCATAAACACGCCGCTTTCGCTGCCGTTCAGCATGAGCTTCAAGGCGTTTTGTGCCTGCGCTAACTGTTCTTCCAGTACCTTTTTCGTTGCCGTCAGTCCGTCAATACACTTAATGTATTGCTCTGCTGCGCTAGGCAGCGCGATACTGTCAACCGCTAACTTATCCTTATTCATTTTGTCAATGGTTGCGGCAGTGCTTTCGCTGCCGTCAACCTCCGGCGGGATATTGCTCTGGAGGTTATTCCAGAATATAATCGCTTGCGCTCTCATATCCGAAATAAACTCATCGTTGCGCGGAATTTCTTTCCATACAAAATGATTGCCGCCGATTAAGCAGGCAATATACCACTTCTCGCAGCCGGTAATAGCCATGTACCATTGACACTGGCAATAGTAGCTGTCTGGCAACTCGTCGCCGTCCCAATCTTTACTCTTGAACCCATTCGCAGTCTTACATTCAAGGCCTGCATTCTCGCCTACCACAAGGCGGTCAACGTTCGCAAGCATGAATTCGTATGATTCATCTTGCAGCGTGCCGCACTTGCGTACCTTTTTACCGGTCAGCTCACAGAATCTGTCAGCTACCACCTGTTCAAGGACCGTGCCCCAATATACAAATTCATTATTGGAAAGGTCCTCCGGCTCAACGTCACCATGTTTTTCAGCGTAGAGTGCGTAAGCGCTCTTCCAGGGATTCAGTCCCATGATGCAGGCAATGTCACTACCGCCGATACCGCTATTGCGGACGCGTTCCCACGCCACGCGGTCAGCCGCCTGCTCAACTGTCATAATCAGTTTACCCTTCATCAAGCCTCATCCTCCATTTCTTCTAACATGTGCTTTGTAGAGAGTGCTGCATAACGAGCAGCGTCTTTGTCGCATAATGTCATTGCGACGCGATAAATCACATCTTTACTGAGTTGCGGCGCATCGTATTTTTTCTCAGCGATTTCCGCAAGCGCCAGCAAATGGCTCATAGTAGCAGCTACGAGAATCTCAAAATCTTTGGGGTTCTTTTTGATGATAGCCACACTCATACCGACGAGCACTTTTATAAACTTCTCGCTGATTTTCCCAAAAGTGCCTCTGACACCTACAATGCTTTTGCTATCGTTAGCGGCAAGCACTACGCCACCCTTGCAGAGAAAATTTTCAACCGCCCATTGGGAAATTTCTTTGTTGTTCATAAAATCAATCTCCTTTCAAAAAATAAAATTAAATTTCTTTATATAACGGAATAACAATTTGTTGTCCCGCTTGTAACTCTTTACCTATGAGATTGTTATGCTTGCGAATATCAAACATCAGCTCGCGACAATCTCTGTACTTGTCCTGCTCTTTCATGTGAGCATTTGCAATATCCCACACTGTCTCCCCTTCGCTTACATAGTAAGCAACCAGGGTTCTGCTATAACTAGGGAACAAAAAACCATGTGCGCTAATGGCCAGCTTTGCGGCGCTGCCACCGGTCAGAAAGATAAGACCGGCAAGCAGCATGACAGTGATGACAAACGCTTTCACTAAGCCTTTAGTAGTCTTGCTCATTTTCCCCATCCTTTCATAACAACCTTGCGCCAGCACTCGCCACCGCTGCACACGGTAACAAGCAGGCCGCTTTCCTTGTCTACTACTTTAGAGAAGTTCATGCGCGACAAATCTTTGCCGCATACAACACATCTTCTTTTCTTCTTAGTCACTCAGTCATACCTCCACACTTCTTCTTCCAATTCAAGAGGCGTAATGCCCATGTATGCGGAAAATTTTGCGGGGCTGATATGATAAGTCCAGTTCTTTTTACTGCTCGCGTGGAAGGCCACACCGAACGGCAAAGCTCCGCAGCGCAAGCCACAGCGCACAAACATTTCGCTTTTCTGCATGAGCCGCGCAGCCGTTTTAATAGGAACGTTTCCAAGCATCTTACTGCCTCCTTTGCTTTAGAAAGCGCATTGCCGTTTCGTAGCGTTTTTCAGCTCTTTCAATAGCTTCTGCGCGTTCTTTCTTTTCAGCTTTTTCTTCCAGCGTGTCACACCGGATTGCGCCCATGATTCTTTTCATATCTTTGTCGGTCCTACTATTCAAAGCACACCTCCTGCCCGCGCCGACGCTAGGCGCGGGGCTTGCTTCTATTTCAGCCCTACTACTGGCCGACTACCTGTTGTTGCTGTTCGCACAGTCTTACGGCAGCTTGCAAGCCCTGCATATATGCGGCCGCAACCATAAGGCCGTCCGCTTTAAGTTTGGACATATCAACCGCCGTGCGCTTTACACGCTTTTCAGCAAGCATCTCTTTTGCTTCCATTGTTCTCACCTCCATTTTGTTTTCTGAAATCATTTTTTCTTTTTCAGCAACATTTCATGTTATTATTCTACACCTCATTAGTGTGTTTGTCAATCTATTTTTGTTTTTTAAAAACATTTTTCCCTTGCTTTCTCATTCTATATGTAGTAAAATAATCATGTAATGTTTGGTGGAAACACTAGAAAGGAGTGACTTGCAATGAATGAGCGTTTAAAGCTATTGCGCAAAGCTTTAAAACTAAATCAGCAGGAGTTCGCAGATAAAATTCAAATCAATCGTTCTACCGTTGCCGGGTACGAACGCGGCTCTACTAATCTATCAGAAAGAACCATAGTCGATATTTGCCGTGTGTTCTATGTTAATGAAGATTGGTTGCGTGCTGGTGAGGGAAGTATGTTTCGCGCCAAGCCTACAACCAACGAAGAATTAGCACTGCAAATCGGCAAACTGTTAAAGACAGATGATGAGTTTACCAAGAATCTATTTTTGGAATATCTCAAACTGCCGCCCGAAATGAAAACTTTATTTGAAGATTTCGTTCATAATCTGGCAAAAAGCAAATAACCGGCAAATAAAAAAATCCCCCGTACCGTCCGAGGTACGGGGGATTTTGCTATGCCTTTTAAATTAGTGCAGCAAATAAAAAATCAATCTTCGTCTACAAGTCCAAGGATAAAGCTGTATATGACAGCCAGCGTTTCTTCATCTTTCACTTTCCGCAATATACCGATTATCCTACTCAATAAAACCTGCATTGTGCCCTCCATTCAAATTAAAGCAGGCCTACAACTAAGAACCTATTTATATTCTACCACTAAGCTCGCTCATTATAAAGAGTTTTAGGAAAAGTAATTATTTGAATTGCAGTTTACATTTAAATGTGCTATTATTAAATCAAATAAAGACAGAAAGTGAGGTGGTTAACATGGTTGACAGTGACACTATAAGCCTACAGATTAAGAACCTCTATCAAACAATTTTCGCTGTGCCATTGGCGCAAGGCGTGACATGGGCAGTCTAAAAAGCTGCCCATTATTTTTTTATATAGGAGTGAATTTACTATGTCAGAGAAGGCAATGTTTTATTGCTTTATATTCGCGTTTGGCTCATATTTCGGCACCGGTTATATGGCCCTAGTCAATGGAGTAGTCGCTGTTGCTACTGTTAAATTTTTATGTTATTTATATAAAAATATTAATAATTTATATTTGTTTATATTATCTTTGATTCCATTTGTATTTTTAGCTAAAACTGTAAGTCCTGTTGCCTATTATACTGTATGGTGTTGCACTGCTTACTATCTTCTTTTTATTCTATTTGCTGTGTTCAAGGGTAAAACTTCCAAAGATACTAAGCATATGTCGCTAACAGAATTATATCTGAAATTGCGTAATGAGATTTTCAAACAAAAACAACAATAGCCCACGCCGTACACGTGAGCTATTGTTGCTGTTGTTTTTGCCGAATCGTAAACACAATTTTGAAAGGAGGTTGTTTAGCATAAAGAATCCGAACACATGAAAACCTAAAAAAAGGAGAGCTAAGGAAAATCAAGATTGCATCTTCATTTCAACACCCCGAAAAAATGAAGGTACAAAGTGCTTGTATATGTGCCCACGGAAGCTGCGCCGTCTACTGCGCCTACACCGGACCGCACAGCCGCCCCGAACACCTACTTATATTATATCATGATAATATGTTTAATTTGTGAATAATAACTTCATATAAACGCTTGAAAGAATCAATACACACGTTATCCCCAGTATGTGCAAAAAATGCAACAACTGAAAAAGGAAGGAGCTGTCAAGCATGAAATTACCTAACGGCTATGGTTCTGTTACAAAACTAACCGGGAACCGGCGGCGGCCGTTTATGGTCCGCATAACAACGGGCTTTACCAATGACGGCCGCCAGCTTATGAAAATACTAGGCTACTATGCAAAGCGCACGGAAGCACTTAACGCCCTGGCTGAATACAATCAATCGCCCTACGATGCAGGGAACATCAACTTGACGTTCGCCCAGCTACACAAGAGATGGTTAAATGTAACTTATGTTGACGGCAAGGAACAGCCGAGGCAATATAGAAACGCATATAAATATTGCGCACCTCTATGGGATATACCGTTCAAAGATATTAAGACAGCGCAATTTCAGCAGATTATAAACGATTGTAGCAAAGGCTATGCCACCAAAAAAGGTATACGAATCGTATGTAATCTGATGGCTAAGTATGCGCTTGCAAATGATATAGTAATGAAAAACTATGTTGAGCTTACTAAATTGCCAGCATTGGAAGAAAGCAAAATGCACAATCCACTGACTAAAAAGGAACTTGCTATACTCTGGGAAAATACCGAGGATGTAAAAGTGCAAGCCGTGCTTATCCTCTGCTATACCGGTATGCGTCCTACCGAGCTAGTGAAGGTTGAGAAAGCAAACGTCGATTTTGAAAATAAATTCTTCGTTGGCGGCATGAAAACTGCGGCCGGCCGTGGCAGAAGAGTTCCTATTGCTGATAAAATCTTCGACTTCTTCAAAGATGCTTATGAGCGCAGCACCGGCAAATATATTTTTTCTGACGAAAAAGGGAAAGGAATTTCATACAATCAATACCGCGGCAGATACTGGGACCCCGTTATGGATATGCTTAAATTGAATCACCTGCCCGGTGACGGCCGTCACACCTGCGCAAGCTTACTTGATGATAAAGACGTAAACGCAAAAATCAAAAAGCTAATTTTAGGACATTCAAGCTCTGACGTTACGGAAAGGGTTTACACTCATAAGACGTTGGAACAACTGTTAGAGGCTATAAATTTAATATAATATGTTACATATGTGTTACATACCCGTTACATACGTAGCTGATTTTCCGTGAGCTATGGACACTTTAGGTATAACAGCCGATGCAAATAGAAAGCCTATAACCTGCATGGTTATAGGCTTTTTACGTATTTGTTGCCATTGAGCATCTACGACAAAAGGTAACT